TGATCATTCATTGGCAATACATTCTTAAAAAGAACAATTCCCATATCATGTATTTCTATATTTTCTTCTCTTACCTTAAACACTATACTAACCTAGGTTCCGTTCCGCATGGCCCTTCTGGTAAAGAGTCATCTAGTGGTTCCAATTCTTGCTGTTTGGCAACTTCGATAACGTCATGGCTTTGCGAGTATTGCGTAACTTCTCTACCTTGATAAACTGGATTCCATCCAGCTTCTAAACCAAATTCTCCTGCTCTCTTTTCCCATCTCGAATAATCTGTTCTGCAATACATTTCGTAATCATCATAGATGTTATTAAACCACACAGGAGGACACCACTCAAAGCTTTCTGACGGTTCAGATATTACCACATTCGCAGGTATGTCAGATGATCCCTGTCCAAAGAAAGTAAGGTACGAGTATCTAACTCCATTGCCCATTCTTCCAACATCGTGTGCTGCAACGTAGTTTGTCGGGAAGAATATAATATCTCCCTTTTGAGGCTTATAGGAAACTCCTAAATGAACAAACCTTAGATGTCCACCAGTAAAGTTTTTTCCATTTAATTGCTCTTCATCATCAACACAATCATTTAGATATACTAATGCGCCACAGGTTTGTCTAGAGGCAACCATGCCCTTAGGCATATATCTAACGCCATTGGTTACTTTGTAATTCGTATCGTTATCTGCATGGCATCCTAGTATTCCGCCATCACCATATCTAAGTACATGACCTCTAGTCTTCCACCAAATAGATCCAATCATTAATGGATAATAGTCTATATATTTGATTAGGCCTTTATATATTTGATCTTCTAAATAAATAAAGAAATCTTTTATTTCTTCTTCTGTATTAGGATTTACGGGATCTAAGATTCTTACTGGAGCTGCCGGAACATCTTCCATTCTATATTTAAATCCGTCTTCATTGATTCCATATGTAACGCCATCTACTTCTTTGTAGGACCATCTATTCTTATGTGCTTCTTCAGCTCTTGAATCTATGTGGCCAAGAACTAAATCTTGGTTTATTGTAAATGCATTTCTAATTACAACTATACCAGGAGCTAATTCTTCTGTTTCAAAATCAGCTATTTCTTTTATAGTTACTTCATCAAAATGAGGAGATACCGGATATGCAGTACTGCTCATTCTCAACTCATCTTTTTCAAAAAAAGAACTACTGTCTTCCATTATCCCAATACCTCATCTATTGCTTGCCTAATTGTCCATCCTGCACCTTGTATTCTCGGTGTTTCATCCAATGGCATATCTTGCCAGTTAAATCTAGATATCATAATTCCGTCTCTGCTTACTAGGAACTTTTCGTAGTTATGAGAAATTCTTGCCATTGCTTGACCTTCTAGGTTCTGTCCTTTTTTAGCTTCTTCTGTACCGTCTGCAGCGAAATCAGAATAGGCTCTCTTCTCATATCCTTTGAGGAAAGAAAATATTTCATGTTCATTTTTTCCATTTACTTCAACTTTTTCAAAAATAGGAAAAGTTACAAAAGGATAATTTACTTTAATGAATTCAGATATTTCCTCATTACTTCCTGGATCCATTGAGCCAAACTGATTACAGGGAAATGCTAAAACAGAAAATCCTCTGTCTTTAAACTCATCATGCACAGATTGCAATTGCCAAAGTTGCCTACAGGTTCTTGCGTATGACCAAAGCTTAGAGCATTGGGGGTCATATCCAAACTTACTTGCAATGTTAACTACTAAAGTTGTCTTACCCTTAAACTCAGAAAGATAGTCTTGATTTCCTGATATTGAGGAAGCTTTAAAATTATATATTGACATTATCGAACTCCAACAAACATAGTTTCTAAATACTCATCGATTAGTAATGTGCCAACCATTTTATTATCATCAATAACACTTGCCTGGAAAGTGACGGTAGCTTTTATTGGAAATTCTACTTCTAATAATCCGCTGAACATTCCATCAACAAAAGATGCATTGGTTAAAATCGCAATTCCTTTTTCGTGTGAGATTGACACAGTTAGATTGCCATTTAAGCTATCTATACTTGAGGAATACTTTTGTTTACCAAATGGAGTGTCTACGGTAATGTTCCAGTTTCCATCTATATTTATTGGATTATTAGATTCATTCATAGCACTAATTATAGCACATGGCGAATTTATTCGTACGCAAATCGATCATCAACTAGAGCAAGGGGGCGGTTATCCTTGTGCCACACATTAGTCCCCAATACCTGTCTTACGCCAGACTTAGGGGGGGTTGTGTTATGGACGTTATGCCCGCCATCCATAATGATTAGCCTATTTCCCCTGTAAGCTATTCTTTCTCTTTCATCTATTGTTACTGTGTAATTTGAAAAATTATCTTTTTCCAAAACACCATAAGAACCATCTTCCATAAACCTATTATGTATCTCCAAAAATCCACCCTCTTTATTGTCCATGCCATAATAAATCGATGAACACAATGCTCCTTGAAAAATTTTTTGTTCTTGATACAAAAAAGTGTCCTCATCAACATGAGTATCTTGATATTGATTAATATGAAATGTTCTAGTCCAATATTCTATTCCTGCGATATCTTCAACTGGGTATTGTAAATTATTTTCCCAAATTTTTTGTATTACTCTTTTTTTAAGCGTATCGGCTGGAGATTTCCACCATCCATCCCAAAACATATATGGAGAGAAGCAGGGGCCATCTTTTTTTATATAATCATTAATGCGCTTTGATATTTGCTCTTCTGATCCCATTGAATTGGGAAAAAAAACATCATCAGCTAAAACTTCATTATAAAGATTCTCATCTAATGCATTATCTTGTACTAACATTAGATTATCTATGCAGGTTTTCTGAGCTAACTAGGAAAGCATTCTTTCTGTCGTTTTCAGACTGTTGGATAGAGTTGAGGTCATCTAGGTAGATACTTTTTTGCATAATATCAATGATACCATTGCTTATCTCTTTTGGACCTAATGCATATGCTTTGTCTAGTATTTCTGTTCCTGTTACAGTTGCTAAATTTAATTTATTTTCTACACAAAATTTATATATTTGCTCTTCGAAAAAAATCTTTTCTTTCTCAATCATAGAGTCAGGGATACTTAACACACTGGGATAATTCTGCATAATTGATCCTAGAGTCCTATATCTTAATTTTCCAGTAAACCAATTCTTAAACTTTTGTGGAATATTTTTATTTTCTTCAATAGATTTTCTTGGGTTTGAATCTCCACTTAAAAATAATCCTAGTACTGTATCTGGCTGAGATTCTATTAACTCTTCGATTGCATCATTTGGTATATCCCAATCTGCAAAAGCTTGCTTACACTTTAACGCTATTGAGTCCTCGGCTTGCCATGGCTCCTCACTTAATGTGCTCCATTCATAGGCCATTTTTACAACGTGAGGAAAAGACTGCGCCATTGAAACACGTATAGGCCACTCTTTATAGGCTCTATCATCCATAACTGGATGGGCTAGTTTAACTATCAATATATTAGACATTGATGACATCATTACTGTCCAACCTAGTATGCCAGTATTGCCAAGGTAGTTTCTATCAGCAATATCGGAAGCACCTTCTTTGTTTACGTCATAAAAATCTATTGCGGCGTAATCCGAATCGTCTGTGTCACATCTTCTAGATGGATCTACGGAAACTACTTCTTGCTTCTTATATTCGCTATAATTAGGAGCTAATCTCATTATAAGAAATGTGCACTTATCATCATCATAGTCGTTATTCAAAACGTCTTGAACAAATTCATAATTTTCGGAGAATATTTCTTCTACGTAATTTTCTGAAACAATCCTATATACAAAATCAACCTTATAAATGTTAAGCTTAGTAAAAGCTATTAAGGTTTTTTCTCCAATGTCATATAAATCGTAATCAACATATTCCTTAAGTCCACTAGGATGCACTGTATTTATAGTAAAATCTTCTGTTATCCCAGTTACTGCATAACATGCATAGTTTAATGGGTTGTATTCCTGAGCTGTTTTACGCTGCATTATGGTCTCCAATTACAGTGAAGATATTTTATTATCTATTTCTTTTATCTTACAGATTATATCATAGATATCTTTTTGAGCTGTGCTGTTTTCAGCAGGTGTGAAACTATCTTCGTCAAACCCTTCCGGGTCTATTTCCAGTATTGATAATCTTAAAATTAAAGCTTTTTCAAGCTCTGTTTTTACCGACTCGTATGCTTCTTTTTTTTCCTCAGAAGATAAATTAAATTGCATATTATATTTCTAAATTTGAAATTTCTTCGTTAATAATCTTTAAGGCGTCGATTGCTTCTTTTAAGCGTTTACGAAAAGCTACAGTCGTTAAGTCGTTTTCGTCAACTGATGGATCTTCTTCTTCAAAAGTATCCTCGTCAAATGTTGCTGGATTAATTCCTAGCTTTATGAGAAGACCATAAACATCTTTTTCATAATCTGGAATATTTTCTTCTAAAATTTCTAATTTTGTGTTTTTGTCTATATTATTAAAGAGCATAACCGTTCCTTTGGATCCTGGGCATATGTTATATATAGTACTAATTTTTTTGTAAATTTACTATTTTTAGTCATTATTTCCATTAGGTTCAACCAGTTTTAGGAGGCCGTCATGCTTTGGCCCAATTTGGCTACCATTTTCGTCCAGGCCACTTCTAATCCCATTCATCCAAGTCCAAGGTTGTTCATGGAGCTTTTTCATTTTTGCGTCCCCGTATGATTGACGTTTAGCCATTAATTCTGGTTTATCCCAAAGATTTTCGACTACTACTTCTGTATTTTCTAGGAGATCATTCTTATAGATATTAAAAAACATAAATGGCATCCCAGCTTCAAATTTAACTGGTTCTCCAATTTTCGTTATTTTCCAATTCATATTAAATTCATCTGGCCACCAAAAACTTGGTATAGTTGCAGACAAGGGGGCTGCCCCATCTACGAAATAGTTAGGAGAACCAGTAACCCATGTGTCATATCCTTCTTCGGTATTAATCGCCCATCCGGTTGCAAAGGATATTATGCCAATTATAGAGGGAATGACTACAGGTCTTCCTCCCATGAATTCGCCTTCTAAAACTCTTGGTGGAGTATTCCCGCCATCCCATTGGACTACTACATCTTGCTGCAAGACCAATTCCCAGCCATTTACATTAGCGGCAGACATTGGCAGGCACTTGTACGCGTGCTTATTGTACGTCTCATCCATCCAGTCTCGTTTAAGTCTAGACTGTTGTATCTTGGGTGGATTTTGATGAGTTTTAGTTAATGTTATCTTCGTCATATTCTTCTTTGACAAATTGTTCTATAACTTTTTTAATATTCAATAAAGCTTGTTCAGGAGATACATTTCTTTCGCCACTGCTGTAAGCCATATTTAATAAGTCTGAATTACAGAATCTTACATATTTAGAACCATCTCTAGATATAATAAATTTTTCAAAATTACCATGAATTAAATCAGAATCTTTTTGGAATTCCTTAAAAAGAGGGTGCATCTGTGCTTTTGGTTCATAGTATTCAATGTTATCTTTATCATAATCATGTCTAACTCTTTTATATACTTCTCTATCTTTATCTACATCTAAGATATTGACCATTTCAGAAAATGGAAGATCTGTATTATAAAGTTTTTTCATATGATCTCTCATATTTTCCGCACTAGTGTTAGAGTCTGCAAATTCTCCATAAGCGTCTTGGCAGAAATCTGTACTCGGCATTGCTAGAACTTCAAAACCTAAGTCCTTGTATTCATTATATATGTCTTGGATAATAACGTATTGTGGAGAGTTGGCACATTCTCCTGTTACATTAAATAACATAGAAACTTTTCCTTTAAGATTTGCAAGTATGCCATCTTCTCCATCTATAGATTTAAGAGGAAAATCATATATGTTTTTATCAGCATATTCTACAATTGATTCTTCTAAATTTTCTTGCATTTTAATCAGCTTTTGATAAAGTAGGCAGTGGCGCGGTTTCAATTGCTGTAGAAGCTGCAGTTGATTGCCCAATTTCGTTATAATTATACATAGTCACAGCGCTGTACTTCGTCCCCTTTGTTACCGGTTGGGATCCATGGGCATAGATGTAAGTTGAGGGGAAAAAGATTATATCACCTTTTTGAGCTTTAAATTTTAAGTTGAGATAAGGAAACCAAAGTTCCCCTCCTTCATAGTCATCATTGAAGAAGCCAACTGATGAAAGTGTACAAAAATAAGAAAAACCAGAATCTGTATGGACTTGGAAATGTTGACCTTCTCCATATTTTATAAAATTAATTGCTTCCATAAATTCCATTTTAAAATTATATCTTTTTTCATAATCTGTTAAACATGTAGTTAGTATAGAATTATAATCATCATAAACATTTTTAATTTCAGATAATTCTGCTGGAAGGTGTGGCCAATGTTTTGGTCCTATTTTAAGATCATAACAATCTCTGTACTCTGGCATTTTTTCGTTATATCCAACCATAGCTTCATTCCATTTAAAGTATTCATGATTACTGTTTTCTAGAGTAGATTCAAGTCTTTGTGGGATAGTCACTTCCTCTGGTATGGCGCCTCTATAGAGGATTATCCCTAATTTTGGTTCTTCTATGTTAAAAATTTCCAATTCAATCTCCAATTTTTGGCTAGTTAGCTAGCAGATATAATGATATACTTTACCATAGGTTCTAGTCAATAGTCAAACCGATCCGATAAGTAAGGTGTATAATATGGAACAATCACTCGTTAACCCAGGTCACTTTGGGAAATCTATTGACAATGTCAAGATAATTAAAAATTTTGTAGAAATAAATGATCTTAAGGTTATCCAAAAGTTTATCCCAACCATTAACGAATGGATGGATGCCGGAGAAAATCAATATGCTGAAGATGGAACATGTACCTATGACTCATCATACTGGGCCGATAGGCAGTGCAGTTGGGATATTTTAGAAAGAATTAATATAGATGTCTTTAATATAATAGATAAATATATTCAAAAAATGAAAGTTTATTTAGAAGATTCCTTTAATGTAAGACTTTCTACTAGGCCACCTGTGATTATCAAATGGAGACCTGGCATGGAGCAAAGACCTCATGCCGATAAGCAGATGAACGATGGAAGACCAAATCCTTTTCCCACTTACGACATAAATTCTTTAATTTATTACAATGATGACTTTGAGGGTGGGGAGTTGTATTATCCAGACTATGATCTGATAATCAAGCCTGAACCAGGTTTGGCAGTAGCTCATCCTGGAGACATAAACTATCTTCATGGGGTAAAGCCAGTTATCTCTGGGGAAAGATATACAACTCCATCTTTTTATACTATTACAGAATTGAGACAAAATGGATAAGATTTATATTACTAAAAATATTATAGACTCAAAAGACTTACAGGAAATTATACTTTATCTAAAAAATACGCCAGTTACGGTTGATGAATCTGGATATTCACCATTTGGTGTTTATGCTGGCAATGGCAGTCCAACTTTACCTAATCTTTTGGGTAAATATCATGATACAATGAAGGAGATTATTGAAACTTCTTTTGATTGTAAGGTTTATGATGAAGGCGTAAGTAGTGTTGTGGAAATGACAACTGGAGATTCAATGCCAGTTCATTTGGATCACGGATCTGCGCAGAATCAAAATGTTGGACTAAAAACTGGAGCTGGGCATCCGTCTAGAGATCTAAGTTCTGTTCTCTACCATAACGATGATTATGAAGGTGGAGAAATTTACTTCCCGAAACAAGATTTACTTATTAAGCCAGAACCTGGAATGTTTATTTGCTTTCCGGCAAAAGATGAATTCCCACATCAAGTCAAAGAAATCAAAAGCGGATACCGTTGGTGCTCTACTAACTTTTGGTGCATTAAGAAAGACTAGGCTCTCAAGTCTCCAAGTGCTACCCAAGTATTTTCAGCTCTTTTTATTAATGTTACCGAAGACCACTGTGCTCTTAAGATTAAACCAGGAGTAGCATTTATTGTCACGCCACCAGTTGCAGTAATTGTAGTTGCACCTGCTCCTGTTTGTAAGATTGTAATTTGAGTTCCAATTGGGAAAGCTACAGAAGAGTTTAATGGAACAGTCAGTGTATTGGCTGATCCATTGCTTATCTCTACAAGCTTATCTTTGTCAGCCAACACAAGAGTATAGCTAGCGGCCTGGGCATTAGTTATGACATTGGATGATGCAAAGTCCAAAGATATTGTTCCATTACCTACTTTTAATTTTTTATTGGTAGAATCCCAAGATAGTCTAGCATCTGTAGTAGAAGAGGATGTCGATAAGGTTAGGGTAGGGCTATTGGTTACTGGGCTAGTAAAAGTTTTATTAGTAAATGTTTCAGTGCCGTCAAGGGTTGCTAGAGTCCCAGTAGTTGGTAGAGTTAAAGTAGTTGTTGCTGTGGCTGTAAGGGTAGTGGTAAATGCTCCAGATGTTGTAAAGTTTCCACCAAGTGTAATTGTATTAGAACCATTGTTTACACCAGTGCCACCGTAAGTTGCACCAATCAAAGTCCCTTGCCATGTGCCGGTGCCGATAGTGCCAATACTTGTGAGGGATGAAAGGGTTGCAACATCAGTATAGACAACTGTACCCCCCGTGCCAAATGCAACTGATGAAGAATCAGTGCCAGTAAATGTAAGGGTGTTGCTAGCTGTGAGTGTCTTACCGTCGACGATAGTTAGCGTTGATCCAGTTGCTGGAGCAGTCAAGGTAACTTTATTGATTGTTGTAGCAGAAGCTACCCCAAGAGTTGGGGTAGTGAGTGTCGGGCTAGTTAGTGTTTTGTTAGTGAATGTTTCTGTTCCATCAAGAGTTGCTAGAGTTCCTGTTGAAGGAAGGGTTACGCTTGTATTAGCTCCTACCGTAAGGGTGGTAGCGAATGCTCCAGACGTTGTAAGGTTTCCACCAAGAGTAATAGTATTGGATCCATTGTTTACGCCAGTGCCACCATATGTTGATCCAATCAATGTTCCATTCCAAACACCGGTAGCTATAGTGCCTAGTGATGTAAGTGAAGATCCAGTAACTCCAGAACCAAGTGTAGTGGCATTCAGGACTGATGTCCCATTGATTTCATAAGCCTTACCTGTGAGCAAGTTAAAATCTTCAGATGAAGTCCAAGCGTCAGTTGCATCAACCCAGTTAAGCGTCTTGTCCGTAGTGCCTTTAAGTGTAATACCGCCGCCATCAGCTGTTGAGTCTGTTGGCGAGGATACTGACCCCAACTCAATATTTTTGTCATCAACAGTAAGTGTTGTAGAGTTAATTGTTGTAGTTGTGCCATTGACTGTTAGATCGCCAGAAAGTGTAAGATTTGCTGCAGCGACTGTTCCCGTAAATGTGGGACCTGCTAAGTTTGCCTTTAGATCAAGAGCAGTTTGTCCTGCTGTGGATACCGGTTTATTTGCGTCCGAAGTATTGTCAACGTTTCCAAGACCAACGTCACCCTTAACTAAACCCGAAGGTGAAGTGATTGTCTTGTTCGTAAGTGTCTGTGTTCCTGTTGTTGTGACAAGAATTGATGTATCTGCAATGCCGTGGATATTTGTCGTATCTGCCTCGTGATTAGTAAGTGCCGTAGAAGCATTGCCTGCAGTGGTTGCGGCAGTAGAATCAACATATGCCTTTGTTGAAGCATCTGTGTTACCTATTGGGGTTGGAACTGTAACTGTTCCAGTAAAGGTTGGCGAGGCTAGGTTTGCCTTTAAGTCAAGAGCAGTTTGTTGCGCCGTTGACACTGGCTTTGCGGTGTCTGCGGTGTTGTCAACGTTTCCAAGACCAACATCTGCTTTAACAATTCCAGTTGGAGTGTTTATAACTGGCGAGGTAAGTGTCTTGTTAGTAAGAGTTTGAGTGTTTGTAGTTCCAACAACTGCTCCAGTTGCGCCATGAGCTTCTGTTAAGTTTGCATGAGTTGTAAGATCTGAAACTAAAGCAACTGTCCCAGTAGCGTCAGGAAAGGTGACAGTTCTGTCTTCGGTTGGATCTGTAATAGCTAATGTTGTTTCAAACTCGTTTGCTGTTG